TCTGGGTCCTCTGGTGGACCTGAGGGGTCCTCAGAGTCACCAGAGTAGTACCCCTGCTCGTATTCTTCAAACGTCATTGTAAGCCCCCTGCATACGCTGTATAAGCTCGTCTATCACCTTCTGCTCCTCCTCCTTCCATGCCTCAAGGTCATCAAGTCCCTCGTAGTCCTCTGCCTCGTAGTACTCCTGATACTCGTCAGCCCACATCTCCCATGTTTCTCTAATCATTGCAAAATACTCCTTTTCTGTTAACTCTGCGAAACCATTGCAGAAGTCTATGGTTGTTGTCAATAGTTAAAACCGTTTTAGCTTCGGTCCTACCTACGTGTAAAACTTCCCACTTCTCACTGCAGTGGTTGTACCAAATTGTAAAGTTTAAGAAGTGCATTAGTCCAATTCTCCTTTTATGTACAGCCAAACCGTAAGTATACCAGATGCCGACAGTAGTATCAACACGTCCCAAAATGGTTGCCAGTTCTCAAACATCTCTAGTTCTCCGCTTTTCCGTTGCGTTCGATTTTGGTTACTTCAGGAGACCAGTGAGCAATCTCCTCTGTATCCATACACCCTATTTTATCACCTCTGAAGATCTCTAGTGCCTCTTCGAATGATCCAGCGTCTTGAATGATAGTAGAGTTCCAGATTTTAGTACATGATACAATTCTATATTCCATCCCTATCTCTCCTCCGTGCCGTCATAAAACCACGTCGTGCCCCTATGGGTAAAAGACTGCCCTAGTGCTTCCTGTATCGCTCTGTCCGTCTCCTGTACGCCGTAGCGTCTGCCCATGTAGGAACGCCAGCTGTCCGTGGTTGTACAGTCCTCCACTAGTTTACCCTCCTTGTTTCTCCAGTTGAAAGGCACCATGTGTCTACCCCAGCCGTTCGCTGGAGACCGTAAGGCTTCCACGTAGCGTCTAGCGTCCTCCTCTAGTGTTATCGCGGCCATTCGTTTCTGCCTCTCTCGTATCCTGTGGCGTGTCCGATTATCCAGCCGAAGCCGAAGCAGGCTCCCATTAGTGCCATGGTCATCAGTATTTCCATGTCTAGCGCCTCCCGTGTCGTAGTCTGTCCCACCAGCGCATCACACGCCAAAACCTCCGGTGGTTCTTGTCAGTGTCTAGGAATCCCAAGCGGTCCCGAAGACCGCATAGGAGCCGTGAGTAGTTGTTTATGGTAAACTCTGGGTACTTGTAGCCCTTGTTGCCATCGTAGATGTCCCAGACGTGGTCCTCGTGGTTATACCAGATTGTATAGCGTCCAAAGTTCATGATGCCACCTCGTTGTTTTGTATGTCGTAGGCCAGAGGTCCAGCCGATTGATAGACTAAGTCTGCCAACTCTGGGTAATCCTCCTCCAACTGCTCTAGCGCATCAAATGCGTCTAGGTCGCTATGGTATACCGTACGCTCTACTAGTGCTAAATAGTCTTGTATTACGTTGTTCATACTAGTTTCTCCCCGTTTAGATAGATGTCTCCACGTCGTGTACATACGTCAACGCCTAGTGCACGAAGTCGTGACATGGTGGTACGTGTAGGCCAATCTAACAGCGTCTCACGGTTTGGCTCAATCCACCCGCAACCGTGCCCACCGTGTACAAAGTCCGCGATATGGTGCCCATGTAAAAACACGCGGCTGATTATGTTTTCATCTTCAACAACTGTGTGGACCTGTGTGTTAGCCAGTGCCCAGTTGTCGCGGTTGTTTACTGCTCTAATCATTTGCTTCTCGATCTTTCTCATGTGTCAATGCCTCCAGTGGCTCGTGTGTTGACTCACTGCAGAGGACTCTAGCGAATCCCCTGCGATTAGTCAACTCCTGTCTAAACTGTTTTTTCCTGCCTCGTAGCCTATCATTGCGCCCATGCCTACCGATGTGGCTACGATAAAGAAGAATACTAATAATGGTCCCATGTCTGCCTCCCTATGCCGCCTTGCGTTGCGCGTCTAGTTTACGCTGGGCCTCTCGAACGTCTATGCCCAGTCCTTCCAATGCCTGCTCTGCTACGTACATTCTGTCCCATGCGGGCTGTTGGTCGGCCCCGTACAACTCCGCGAGATGTGTAAGACCTGCCTCCTTCGACTCCCGCTCCTTCTGACACGCATAGTCGAAGTTCCAATTGGCGTCCAGTAGTTCAGCGATAAGATCTGCTACTTCTGTTCTGTTTAATCTGTTCATAAGAATCATTCTCATTTAGGGGTGGCTTCTGTCCCCCGTCGCCATGTGTGTAGTAAGCCACAGACCAACCCGTGTGTAAACGTAAATATTTCACACGTTTGGACTATTGACTGCCGATGTCATTCCGTGCTAGTCGCGTGTGCGCGTGTGATATAAGGTAGGTCCAAAGGGTCCAACACAGGCACACACACTTGTCAACCCATGCAAATCCCATGCCAAGTTGCCCCGTGTTGTCCCATGCAAGAACCATGCCAACTCTTGGGCCTAACATAAGCGGCGACCCGTGTCAAACCCCTAGAAAAACATGGGGCGGGGGAGGGGTTGACATGTGTTGTACTTTTGTAGTAGCCACTTACGCACAAAATAAGCTAAAATTAGGAAAATTACCCATAAATTAAACCCGTGTAACCCGTTGATTTTACTCATGTTTGTACTTCTACTGCTTTTACCCTTAAAATAGCTTGACTTTCGTGTAAACTTATGTTATACTATTGGCATAAACAGGGATAATTTTAGTTATGACCACTGAAGTTAAAAAAAGAGGTCGTGGCAGACCCCGGAAGTCCGAAGTAGCCGCTGTAAAACCCGGAAACAAGGGTCAAGTAGGTCGACCAAAGGGTGACGCAGCGATAATTAATGAGTACAAGGCTAGAATGTTGGCTAGTCCTAAGTCTCGTAAGGTCCTAGAGACTATTTTTGATGCTGCTTTGGACCATGACCATAAAAATCAAGCTGCTGCTTGGAAACTTGTGATGGACCGTATACTACCAGTGGGTGCTTTTGAGAAGGACGTAGTCAAAGACACCGGTAGAAACGCTATACAAATTAATATTACAGGTGTTGGTACTGCCGAAGTAACTACTCCAGACGATATCATAGAAGGAGAAGTAGTAGATGGGTCTTAAACACTTCAAAAGAGAAGAGTTTGACTGTCAGGTCACTGGCACCAACAATATGGAACAAGAGTTCCTAGAGAAGTTAGACCAATTGCGGGGCGCATGTGGCTTCCCTTTTGAGGTAACGTCGGGTTACCGTCATCCAACCAAGCACCCTATTGAAATGAAAAAGGCGGTGCCGGGAACACATGCCCAAGGGATCGCGGCTGACATAAAAATAACTAATGCCGCCCACCGCTACTCTATTGTGGCTAACGCTTTGAACCTTGGATTCACGGGTATAGGGATTGACGATAATTTTATACACGTGGACACTAGGGGTACTGCTCCAGTGATTTGGTTGTACTAATGAAGTTTTCTCACGGTGATGCACTAACTGCGGGTTCTTCCAATACTATCTTGAACGTCCCTACTGGCTACGACGCTATAGTTACGTATTTGTTCATATCGAACACTACAGGCAGCAGTAAAAGCATTGATGCACGTTGGGTACACAACAGCGTTAATATTGATTTTCTGTCAGGAAAAAACGTAGGGTCCAAAGACTTTCTAGAGTTCGGTGGACAGTTTGGTGAGTTTTTAGTAGCAAAAGAAGGCGACACTCTAAGTCTGACGCCAGAAGCTGGCTCTACGTTTGTCAGTATTGTTTCTTTTGAGTTAGTACCAGCAACACCAAGGTTGAACTTTTGACTGATCTAAACATAGAACTACTGCCTTGGCAACAACAGGTCTGGGCAGACGACACAAGATTTAAAATAGTAGCTGCTGGGCGACGTACAGGTAAGTCTAGGTTAGCAGCATGGTTATTAATTGTTAACGCACTACAGGCAGACAAAGGTCATGTATTTTACGTCGCACCTACTCAGGGACAAGCCAGAGACATCATGTGGACCACCCTTCTCGATCTTGGGCATGAAGTTATCAGTGGTAGTCATGTTAATAATCTTCAAATTAAGCTTGTTAATGGAGCCACTATCAGTCTCAAGGGAGCCGATAGACCAGAAACCATGCGAGGTGTCAGCCTCAAGTTCCTAGTAATGGACGAGTACGCTGACATGAAGCCTGAGGTATTTGAGCAGATCCTGAGACCTGCCTTGGCTGACCAGAAGGGCTGTGCAATGTTCATAGGGACACCTATGGGTCGCAACCACTTCTACGAACTGTACAAATACGCGGAGTTAAGCAATGATTCGACGTACGCTGCATACCACTTTACTTCTTATGACAATCCATTGCTGGACCCGGACGAAATTGATATTGCTAAAAAGTCTATGTCTAGTTATGCGTTTCGCCAAGAGTTTATGGCAAGCTTTGAAGCGCGTGGGTCAGAAATGTTTAAGGAAGACTGGGTACGATTTAGTGAAGATAGGCCCGAAATAGGAGATTACTACATTGCAGTTGACTTGGCAGGATTTGAAGAAGTCAACAAAAAGAAGACTAAGAATTCCAAGCTTGACGACACAGCAATTGCCGTGGTTAAGGTCAATGAGCATGGTTGGTTTGTTGATAATATTATCTACGGACGCTGGAGCCTTGACGAAACGGCAGCCAAAATATTTCAGGCTGTCAGAGACTACCGTCCCGTATCGGTTGGAATTGAAAGAGGTATTGCTAAACAGGCTGTAATGTCACCTCTGATGGATCTACAGAAGCGGTACGGAACATTCTTTAGAGTAGAAGAGTTGACACACGGCAACAAAAAGAAAACAGACAGAGTAATGTGGGCGCTACAAGGGCGCTTTGAAAATGGGTACATTACGCTGAACAAAGGAGAGTGGAACTCTAGATTCCTAGACCAACTCTTCCAGTTTCCTGACCCTTTGACCCATGACGACTTGGTGGACGCTTTGGCGTACATTGACCAACTGGCAAATGTAGCGTACGACTACGACTACGAAATAGAAGACCATGAAATTTTAGACGTGGTAGCAGGATACTAATATGACTGACTTATATGAACAAGACCCGCTTATGGTTGAAGAAACGATTGAAGATTGGGTTATAACCAAGTGTGAAGACTGGAGGGACTACTACGAAAGTAATTATGAACAGAGATTTGAAGAATATTATAGACTATGGCGTGGTATATGGGACCCTTCTGACAGTGAGCGTAGGTCTGAGCGTTCCCGTATTATTTCTCCTGCACTTCAACAGGCAGTTGAGTCTAATGTAGCAGAACTAGAGGAAGCCACCTTTGGTCGTGGCAAATGGTTTGACGTAAGCGACAACCTTGGCGACACCAACAAGCAAGACGTACAGTTCCTTAGGAATAAACTCACAGAAGACTTTGAAGACTGCATGGTACGTAAGGCTGTAGCAGAGTGTCTTATCAATGCTGCAGTTTTTGGTACAGGCGTTGGCGAAATCATTATTGAAGAAATGAAGGAGATGGCTCCTGCTACTCAACCCATTATGGGAGGAGATTTGCAAGCAGTAGGAGTAAACATCACAGACCGTGTTAAGGTTAAACTCAAGCCTGTACTGCCTCAGAACTTTTTGATTGACCCTGTGGCTACCTCTGTAGAAGACGCTATGGGTGTTGCTGTAGACGAATTCGTAAGCCTACACCAAGTAGAACTGTTGCAGGAACAAGGTGTTTACAAAAGTGTTTATGTTGGTCCTGCTGCTCCTGACACCGATCTTGAGCCTGACCAAGACATCACTATTTACAATGACGACAAGGTACGACTCACTAAGTACTATGGTTTAGTGCCACGAGAGCTTCTGAATTCCGCTGTAAGCGAAGATGACGAAGAAGCAGTACCTGAGGAAGACTCTGGTTCAAAGTACGTAGAAGCCGTTGTAGTGATTGCTAATAGCGGTATTTTGTTGAAGGCAGAAGCTAACCCTTACATGATGATGGATCGTCCTGTTGTTGCTTTCCCTTGGGACGTAGTACCCGGACGCTTCTGGGGTCGTGGGGTCTGCGAAAAAGGCTACAACAGTCAAAAGGCTTTGGACACAGAGTTACGCGCACGTATCGACGCACTAAGCCTTACGATCCACCCAATGATGGCTATTGACGCTACTCGTTTGCCACGCGGTGCAAAACCAGAAGTACGCCCCGGCAAGATGATCCTAACCAGTGGAGATCCCCGTGAAGTACTTCAACCGTTTAACTTTGGTCAAGTTAGTCAAATCACTTTTGCTCAAGCAGGAGCATTGCAGCAGATGGTACAGCAAGCCACCGGAGCAGTTGACTCAGCAGGAATCGCTGGTAGTGTTAACGGCGAGGCTACTGCCGCTGGTATTAGTATGTCTCTTGGCGCTATTATTAAGCGACACAAGCGCACCCTGATTAACTTCCAGCAGTCCTTCCTGATTCCGTTTGTCAAAAAAGCAGCCTATCGGTACATGCAGTTTGACCCAGAAAACTACCCTGTAGCTGACTACAAGTTTAACGCAAGCAGCACTCTAGGCATTATCGCTAGGGAGTACGAGGTCACTCAGCTTGTACAACTACTACAGACTATGCAAAAAGACTCACCGTTGTACAATACGTTGATCCAAAGCATTATCGACAACATGAACCTGTCTAACCGTGAAGAACTGTTAACAGCCATGGCTCAAGCAATGCAGCCTAATCCACAGCAGCAGCAAATGGCTCAGGCAGCACAACAAGCACAGTTGGAGTTCCAGCAGTCCCAGACAGCGGCTTTGGCTGCTCAAGCGCAAGAGTCACAAGCTAGAGCTACCAAGCTGGCTGCAGAGGCTCAGGCAGTGCCACAGGAGCTTGAAATCGACCGTATCAATGCTGTCACCCGAAACCTTCGTGAAGGTGACGCTGAAGACAAAGAGTTTGAACGCCGTATGAAAGTGGCCGATACTCTCCTCAAAGAAAAGCAAATAGAAGGTAAAACTAATGTTAACAGACCACGAGTTGCGCCTGCTCCTGCAGCGAGTCAACCAAGAGTTCCAAGGGACGTTCCAACTCCTAGCAGACCTACAAACCAAGGTGGACCAACTGGAAACCAAGGTGGAGGAACTATGTAATGCCAAAGTCCAAAGACCCAAAACTAGCACGAGCAGGAGTAAGCGGGTACAACAAACCAAAGCGAACGCCTAATCATCCGACTAAGAAGTTTGTAGTAGTAGCAAAACAAGGCGACAAAACCAAGACTATACGTTTTGGTGACGCTAAGATGACTATTAAGAAAGACCAACCTAAGCGACGTAAGTCGTTCAGAGCGCGTCACAAGTGTGACACAAACCCACCCAGTAAGCTGACAGCTAGATACTGGTCATGCAAAAAGTGGTAATACTATGGCTAAAGGTGTAAAACATTATAAACGTGACGGCACTGAATATACAGGCGGTACGCACAAGATGCCTGACGGTTCATTACACTCAGGTAAAACTCACGGAAAAACATCTGTAAAACTTTTCCATTTTGAAGACTTGTCTAAGACAGCAAAGGAGAAAGCTATGCCCGGCTATAAGATGAAACCTAAAGCCAAAAGCCTACCAAAGCGTGGGCAACGTGCAGCTACTAACAAAAAGAAAAAGAAGCCAATGCGTCCCGGTGGGCAACGAGGTTACTAATGCCAGCCAAACGTAAAAAAGCTAACGACGCTTGTGCGCGTAAGGTTAAGGCTAGGTACAAAGTCTGGCCTTCTGCGTACGCTTCTGGTGCAGTCGCCAAATGCCGCAAGGTAGGCGCTAAGAACTGGGGTAATAAAAGTGGCCGTAAGAAAAAGTAAAAAGGGTGCAGCCCTTAAGAAGTGGTTTAAGGAAGAGTGGGTAGACGTTAAGACAGGTAAACCTTGTGGACGTAAGTCTGCAAAGAAAGGTGAGTCTAAGCGTCCGTACCCCTCTTGTCGTCCTAAGGCTGTTGCAGCTAAGATGACCAAAGCTGAAAAAGCTTCTTCTGCTCGTCGTAAGACTGGCCCCAAAGCAATTAAACATGCAGTTACAGCTTCAGGTAGACGTAGGAAGTCCACAAGAAAAGCTTGACAACCGCATAAAAGTATGCTATAATAAAACTATAGTTAACAACATTAGAGGAAACTATGACTCCTGAGCTTGAAACCTACTTCGACAACTACAACGAACTCTTCAACCACGAAGGTTTCAAACAACTCGTACAAGAGTTATCTAACAATGCACAACAACTGGCTGACATTCAGACAGTCAAAGACACAGAGGAATTTTTCTATCGTAAAGGCCAAGTTGCTGCTTTTGCTACTGTAATCAACCTTCAAGGTACTATAGAAGCGGCTAGAGAGCAAGCAGAAGCCGAAGAAGAAGGCCCTGTAGATGTTTAAAATTTATGACTTCCGTTGTACAAACGGACATGTCTTTGAAGAAATGGTAGAGTCTGGCGTTACAACCAGTAGGTGCGGTTGTGGCGCTAACGCTACTAAATTGGTATCTGCCCCGTCTTTTCACCTTGATGGTTCTACTGGGGACTTTCCCGGTCAGCACATGAAGTGGGTACGAGAACACGAAAAAGCAGGTAGAAAAAAGTCTCCACAATGATTATAATCACGGAGTTTAATTATGTCACGAGCTATGATGCTTGATCCACAACCTGAAGAGGAAAACGTGGACACCATTGAAAACGAAGTTGATGAGATTCAACAAGAAACAGAAGTTGAGAAACCTCAAGAAGAACTAAGCTTACCAGATAAGTATCAA